ATCACGACTTTGGTGCCGGGTGAGCCACGTAATGTGCGGCATTGGCCATTGCCGATATCGATTTGGTCAGTGATCAGGTAATTGCCGGTGGCCAGCTCCACATTTGTGTTGCTGGCCACCGCTGACCTGATCGCGGCGGTATCGTCACCGCCGGATGGGGTCAGTTTCATATCACGTTACCGGGATGTCTTTCTTGAGTGCCACCAGAGAGATGATTGCCATGATATCTGGGATTGGTTTGCGCGCGGTTCCCGGGCAGTGGATTGGCAGCCGCACCAGGCGGTTGGGGATGTTCGTACCGAACACGAACGACATACCCGTACCGAGTGGTACTGCACTGGATTCTGCCATAGGGCCTGCAAATCCGTCCAGCGTGCCCTGAGTATCCTTCAGGTAGACCGGTTGCGTGGATGAATTCATCGCGACCAGTTCGCACTTGTACATGCCTGCTTCAGGGATATACAGCACGAAGTTATCAGCCGCTTTGAGTTGCGGCCACGCAAACTTGATAGTCCCGTAGTTGGATTTGTACAGAGTACCGAGCGGTTGCAGAACTTCTCTTGCCGTGGTTGCACCGGCAGAGCATCCACGCCATTGCAGTACGCCGATGATTTGCCCTGGGATCGTTCCAGACGGAGAAGCAGCGCCGCCATCACCGCCCCGCGGAATCTTCTTAATTTCCTCGTCGACATATTTCTTTGTCGCAGCGTGGTTGTCAGCAGTCGGTGCGGCCAGGTTGATCACATTGTGGTTGCCTGCATCCACGTTGCCGGTGAACGCCGTCGAGCCGTCCTTTTTGACGTATGCCTTCAGGTCGGTTTTCCGCTTGACACTCGGGAAAGTGCCTTCGGGAATCGCCAGCATGAAGCACTCGATGTCATTGACGTTGGTGCTGTTCATGGACGAGTTGAACATCACCCGGGTGAGGTTGTTGTTCACCGTCGCCTGCGGTTCAGCCCAGTAGCCATCGTTGCCCGGCCAGTGCTTCAGGCGATCAGAGTCAGCCCAAGCAAGTACTTTGTATTTCGGGCTTGCCTCGAGGCTGATCGTAAACACTTTGCGGTGGTACCACTGCATCAGAGGTTTGTTCCGCAGATTATTTACTTCGGTGTCGCTCCCCAGATGCTCCTGATATGTCGAAACAACCACATATCCCGGGGCATCATAGGCTTTGCCAGAGATGTGGTAGGCCGTCGCCGTGCCCTGATCGTACATGTACAGCAAGTTGGTGCGCACACCGGTTTCCAGATCGGCCATGAAGATTTGGCCGTTGGTACCGGTGTAGTCCGCGGCCACATAGACTTCGCGACCATCTTTGGTGATGGCGATATCGCTGTGCTCTGACTGAGTGTGGAGCTTGATGTACGGATCGTTGCCCGTAGCCGCCGGGTGTTTATCCGTCAGGTTGCGGGTATATGCACGTGTGCCGAGAGGCTCGTTGTAGGCCCACGAGACGATCGCGTATTTGCCACTGGGAGACATCGATGTGTGGTCGGGTTTCACCGTCGCGTTCATGTGCGCGATGAACTTGTCTTCCACACGGTCATATACGACGATGCCGCGGACTTCGTAGCCCACAGTCTCGATGATCCAGCACCAGTAGCGACCGTCACGTGACGGAGAACCTTCCGACTTGGTCCAGCAGCGCCCAGCATCAGGCCACCACGCTTTGAGGCGCTCTTGCAGCTCATACGTCTTGACGACTTTGTGGGTCTCGACGTTGATCTCGTACAGCTTGCACCCCTCGCCATATGGAGGCAGCGCCCACAGGATATTGGGATCGCTCTCGGACCAGATGGGTTCGCAGTCGGTCGCCATGCTCGGCAGCGCGTCACCGATCGGCTTCAGCGTCTTGGCATCATTGACGAACCAATAGCCGTCCTTGCGGTACGTCAGGAACAGGCTGTTGTCGGCGTTGAACGCATTGCGACGTGAGTAGTCGGAGCGATACGGACGCTCGCCAGCAGCGATCGCCTCTTTGTTGCGGGTGATTTTTGCGATTGGCGTGTTGTAGTACGGGGCGCGGATGGGCTTGTACTGTTCGAATGCCGGAGGATTCGTCAGCTGCGGAACCGGGTTTTCCGGGGCGTCTTTGAGCGTTAGACCGGCATTGACCAGCGAGGCAAACACCGTGTCATCGGGCTCCGGAGTGGCATCGCTACCGCCCGCAGGTCCAGGAGGGCCCATGGGGCCGGGGTCGCCTTTGGGGCCTTGTTCGCCGCGTTCACCCCTGTCGCCTTTCGGACCGGGTACCGGCGTGCCACTACCGCCTTTCGGCAGCTTTTTGATCTCCTGGTCAACGTACCACTTAGTCGCAGCGTCTTTGTCAGCCACAGGGTCCAGCAGATTACTGATGGCCTTTTGCTTGGCGTCGATACCGTTGGGCGTGAGCAGTTTTTCGCCGACTTGCAGGCCGTCGGCTTGGACGGACAGGCGGGAAACGGCGTTGTACTGGACAGAGGACATGAGGCCATTTGCCGTGGCTGACGCAAGGGTGGTTGTTCCACCGCCGCCTTGAGGGATCGCGGCGATTTTGGTATCCACATAACCCTTTGTGGCTGCATCGCGCTCATCGGTCGGAGTGCCGAGACCAGCGACCTTGTTGCCAGACATAGTGACTTCGCCGCGTACCGTCAGGCCGTCTGCAACCACAAGGCCACCGGGCACCGATGTCACTTTGGCGAGCTTGGCAAAGTCCTCTTTGGACATCAGGCCATCTACGCCGACACCGGCTTTGTCGATGACTACTGCACCGGTCTTACCGTTGACGGACTGCACTGGGGCGGCAGGGAGCGCTGCTACGGCTTTTGTGATGTCCTCTGTGGTCGCAGCCCCGACGTCTTTGGCCGACAGCACCACGGTACCGGTTTTGCCGTTTACGGACGCGACCGGGTGGTTGATGCCTGCGATTGCTTTACTGACGTCTGCGGCAGTCGCGGCACCGACGTCGGCGGCGCTCAGAGTGACAGCACCAGTCTTACCGTTGACGCTTTGTACAGGGGCTGCTGGCGCTGCCGAGATGGCGGCGATTTGCTCACGTACGAAGGCTTCGGTAGCGGCGCCCACATCAGCAGCAGAGAGGGTAACGGCACCGGTCTTGCCGGCCACAGATGTCACTGGATGAGTAATGCCAGCAATGGCCGTGGAGACGTCAGAAGCGGTCGCCGCGCCTACGTCGGCTGCAGACAGGGTAACTGCCCCAGTCTTGCCATTGACGCTCTGTACGGGCGCTGCGGGCGGCTGGATGGCGGCTACCTTGGCATCTACGTACTTCTTGTTGGCCGCATCTTCTGCGTCCTCTGGGTCGCCGACTCGGGTCAGTTTCGAGCCCGAGAGGATGGCGCCGTTGAGGATATCCAGCTTCGGGGTGATCTTCAGTGTAGTGCCCTCGAGCAGCATTGCATCCACGATCTTGTGGTGCTTGGCTGACATGAAGCCGGCTTCGGAGTCGGTGGCTTCTGCGTGCTGGTGGCTGACGGGGGCGGCGCCTATGTCTGTGTAGGACAGCGTGACGTCACCGGTTTTGGTGTTGACGCTGGTTACCTTCTGGGCGGGTATGGCGTTGATGGCCGTCTGGATATCGGCCTTTGTGGCTGCACCGACATCGCTGGCCGCCAGTGTGACTGCGCCCGTTTTGCCGTTGACTGAAGCCACGCCGACTGGGGTACCGCCTTGTCCGGTGATCTTGGCTGCCGCGATAGCGGAGTCAACATACGTCTTGTTGGCTGCGTGCGTGCCTTCGGTCGGCTGCTGCTCGATAGTGGCGCTGGGTGCGGTAATCGGGAGCGTAGACGAGAGCTTGCCGGCAACCACAGACAGGCCATCGATGACTCCAAACTTGTCAGCTGGGAAAAACCCGTTGACTTCGTTGGTCACGACGTTGTGTATGTGCTGCTGGGTAGCGGCACCTACGTCAGCGGCGGTCAGTTGCACGTTGCCAGTCTTGTTATTGACCGACTGCACGGGTGCTGCGGGTGCTGCAGGAATGGCCGCTATGGCGCTGTCAACGTACGCCTTGGTGGTCGCCCCTACGTCGTCAGCGGAGAGCGTCACGGCGCCTGTTTTGCCGTTTACCGAGGCCACAGGTGGTTCGACGATCTTGCCATCCACATAGGCTTTGGTAGCGGCGCCGACGTCGTCTGCGGACAGGGTGACGATGCCGGTTTTACCGTTGACGCTGGCGACACCTGCGGGTGTGCCTTGACCGCCAATTCTGGCTGCGGAGATCTGAGTATCTACGTAGCCTTTGGTAGCGCCGTGTGTGGCTGCAGTTGGTTCTGCGAGGCCGGTTAGTTGCTGATTATTGAGGTCAAGACCAGCCGTTGCCACCAGATGCTTTCGCACAGACAGGTCAAGGCCAGCAATAGCCAGAGAATCAACGACGGTGTACTGAGCCGCGGACATGAAGCCATTACCCGAGGCCGAAGCAAGCTGGTGATCGTGTAGCGCAGCTGCTGCACCCACGTCTGAATACGTGAGCGTAACGTTGCCAGTTTTGCCGTTAACCGTTGTTTGTGGTTGAGACGGAATGCGTGAAATTGCCTGCGATACATAGTTGGCATCGACAGCTCCAACATCAGATGCGGTGAGAGTTACGGCGCCGGTACGGCCGTTGACGGATGATACGCCGGCCACACCACCACCGTTGCCACGCGGAACAGCAGCGATTGCTGCATCTACGTAGCGCTTGGTGGCGGCCTGATCAGGCAGCGACGGGTCAGACAGGCCGGTAATGTGGTTGTTGTTGACGTCGAGGCCTTGGGACGCAACCACGGGGGTGGACACTTCCAGATGGCTGCCGTTGAACGAAAGCTTGCTGACGGCTTTCTTTTCCGCGGCAGTGATCATACCGTCGGTGGTTTCGGTGGCCAGCGGGGGCGTGTACGAGGCAGACAGTGCGCCTACGTCTTCGTGGGTGAGGGTGACATTGCCTGATTTGCCGTTGACCTTGGAGACGTATTGAGAAGGCGTGAGTCCGCTACCGCCGCCTCCACCGCCGCCGTGGGCTTGAAGGTATCCGACGGTGACAAACTCCCACTCGTTGGAACCGTCCGGGTGGTCGGTGCCCATGGCGTTGTAGATGATGGTGTTCTCGCCGTAGCGACCGATCGTGCGGTACCAGCGGCCGTCTTGCTTGGCGCGGTCGAACGCGGGCGCGTCTTCCTGGGCTATGCGTTGCTGCGCTGCCAGATACTCACGCATTACGTTGTCAGACATGATTTTCTCCTTGTTTGCTCCATAAAAAAAAGCCCCGTCGTGAAACGGGGCTTGCTGATTAGCTAAACATTAGAACTGTTTGCTGATCAGCCGGGCAATGCGAATTTCGCGACGATCTTTGAAGACACGCTGCCAGCTGTCTTCGTGAGACAGGTTGCCGGTGGTGTTGGCGTTGGTCGGGAAGTCGCCACCGCGATAGGCGTAGCCGACCGGGTGGAAGACCCACTCTTGGCGGTTGTAGAGGATCTCGCCGCCGGCGCCGTTACCGATGTCTTCCTTGCGCTCGGTAGCGACGGCGTTCATCGGCAGGTGGAAACCGAAGCGGATAGCGCCGCGGCCGAACAGCCAGGTTTCGAAAACGCCGGCATTCGACGGGGTGCGGGAGTCCATCAGTACCTGGGCGCCTTGGTAGGTCGGGACCGAGATGGCGGAGCCGTTGATCGACACGGGGATGAAGTCAATCAGGTTCTGCTTACGCATCTCGGTGTAGATGACCGGGTGCACGACGACCAGCGACAGATCGGACTGATGCGAGCCCATGGTAGCCTGAGCGTCGATGAAAGCCGAAGCTGAGAATGCGGCAGCAGCGCCGGTGCCGCCCGAGATGTTGTTGGTCATGTCGTTGAGCACGTGCTCGCCGGCGGTCGGGGCTTTGGCGTTGTCTGCAAAGACGCCACGAATGGAGGCGATCAGAGCGGCTTGCTGACGGGCCAGCCAGTAGTCGGAGGTGTACGACTGGATGGCTTGGGCGGGGTCTGTGCCAGCCAGAGCGGCAGCCAGATCCATGCTCGACCACGATTTATTGCGGGACAGACGCAGCTGGACTTCGTGGGCGGAAGTGATCTTGCTGTGCTGAGCCAGTTGAGACGGGTTATCGCTCGACACGCGATCATCGTCATCGGCGTCCAGCGGGTTGAAGCTGCGGCTATGGAACTTCAGACCGCCGCCGGCCAGCAGGGACGACAGTTCGGAATCGGCCACGACGGCGCCGGAGCGGATGAGGGAGTTATCCTCCATCGACATGCGACGGAGGTATGCATTGTAGATTTCCGGGACGATGACGTCCGAGATCTGGGTAGTTGCCATTTGCAGTTACCTTTGATTGAGTTTTCGACAGGCGCCGAAAACATCACGTCATGGCGCTTATAAGGAATATTACAAAAAAGCAATGCCCCGATCAATGACCGGGGCATGTGGTTGGATTATTTTTGGGGGCGCGGACCGCCGATGGAGGTACCGGCGGATCTGGCCATTTGAGCTGCGCGCTCAGGGTTTTCGCGAACCAGTTTGGCTTGAGCTGTCACATTCCAGCCGCTGTGACTGAACGGGTTATCGCCGGCCACACCGCCAGAGGACTTGCCGCCGGTAGCTCCGCCGCCCTTGGACTCGCCCCACCAGTACGGTTTACGCTGTTGCATCTCCTGTAACCACACAGTGGCATCGATACCTGGGGTGACGCCGACGGAGTCTTTGGTGACTACACGGCCGGTTTCATCGATCTCCAGCATGCGTTCTGCGTACATGAGAGCGTCTTCAGCGGCCTGACCCAGGAAGCCTGCGGATTTAGCGATGGCTGAGCGCACTGAGTCGTGGATGGTGCGGACACGCTCTTTCTGCTGGTACTGACCGAGCAGCTCTTGGGCTTCGGCGTATTGTTTGGCGAGCTGATCTTTCTCGCGCTGGATGGGCGCGAGCTTGGATTTCAGACGTGTCTCGATGACGTTTTCGTCGATGCCTTTGGATTCGGCTGCAGCCTTGTACGCCTCGATTTGGTCCAGCTCTGTAAGGATTTCATCCACGTCGCGCCCGCCGAGCTTATCGAATTGCTTGCGATAGTTGGCGGTCAGCGCGCGTTCTTTGCGGACGACCTCGGAGAGCTTGGCGACGTCTTGCTCTGTCTTGATGCCTTC